CGTTAGCCAAAGCGATCAATAATTGAACACCAGCCTCCAGGATCATCGGCAATAACTCAACGATAAAACCGATCAGGCTGATCATGATCTGCACTACCACCGGCATTAACGCAGGTAGCGCAGACATCAACCCATTGATGATATTCATAATGATATTGATACCGATCGGCAGGTATTCGCTGATCATTGCACCAACTTCTTTTCCTGCATCCTTGAATACGTCCCCAAGGAATATCATCTTATCTTCCATCGATAGAGTTTCATTTCCAACGATCGCAGATATCCGCCCCATCGAGGAGGCGACTTTTCCCATTGCACCCTGCATCGCTGGTAATAACGCCGTTCCGATCCCCGCCTTTACATCCTCAAAAGTAGCGGTTAGCGTTCGTCCCTTATTGGCTACCCCCTCCGCCGTTCGAGCGAAATCCCCTTGCGCTAATGACGTTTGCTCCATCACCAACGCATAAGTTGCTTGCGCCTTTGCAGCCGCGTCAATCGTTCCCTTCCCATCCCATAACCCAAGCGCCATTGCTTGCGCCTCAACCGTTGCAGCGTTTAGGTTTACGCCTAACTTTTTCAACGGCTCGGTTTCACCCGTCAACCCCGCCCGCAACGCAGTCAGAACCTCCTCCGGGTTAGCGTTATTGAATGACGCTAAATCACCCGCGAGTTGGACTAAATTCATGCTCATATCAGCCGATACTGAGGACGTCATTCCCATCGATCTAAATAAGTTTCCATACGTCCCCGCAGCCCCCAACGCCTGATTTTTACTCATGCCCATCGTTTTAGCGGCACTCTCCCCCCACTTAAGAACCGATTGACTTTGATCATCAAATACGACCCCAACCTTGCTAACCGTTTCAGCCAGATCAGACGCCGGTTTAATCGTTGTCGCTAGCGCGGCAACACCCGAACCAATAATGGCAGTTGCCGCGCCTATACCCGCAACCAAACCGACCCCTAAACTTTTAGCGATTGATTTTCCAACAGATCGAGTTTTTCCCTCCGCTCGATCCAGACTGCTATCAAGCCCGCTGGTATCCCCCGTTATATTGATCGCCGTGCTCATCAACGTATTTCCCATTTATTCTCCTCGCAGATCCTTGCCTCCTAAGGCAATGGTAAACATCTCGGCGATCATCAACTGATCATTTTCTGATTGCTCTTGCTTTTCGAATATCGGCATAAAATCACGCGGTTCGAAAGCCTTTTGTCCCTTCCCTCGATTAACGTTCGCAACGGTTGCCGAAGTTATCGCATGTCCTAAAAGATCCGCCTCATTCCCAAACGGTTCTAATGAGTAAAAGATCATCCATTCCGACAACTCCCGCGAACTGATCCTTGACAATAACTCGGCAACCGTCATTCCTAATGCTAACGCTAAACGGAAGCAGAACCTTCGAAAGGGGTTTTTACTTCACCCGTCAACTCCTCGATCTCAGCATCACCCAAACCAGATAACCGCTGTGCGACAATAAAGATCCGGTTCAACGCGAGCGCAGACTTTTGGCTCAATGCCTGAATATCCGCTTCGCTGAATAACCGCTTGCGATCCTCATCGCAGATCGTCATCGAGCAGAGTTTAGCCCTGATATTTGCCAGGTTTAGAGATTGACCCGTTCCGCGTTGCTCGATAACTCCACCTTCGAACTTATCCCGCTCCGCGCCCGTCATCCCCTTAACCCATACATCCCCGCCCCATTCCGGGACAGACACTAACTCCATAGGGATATCAATTGCGCCTAAAATGGCATCTTTTGATAAGATCTTTGACATTACATCTCCTTTATGCAAGCGTAGGCTGACCGGTGATCTTTAATTTCGCCGTTGCCTTCAATGATCCATCGTGCGCCGCCTCAGGTTCAAAACCCGTTACCAACGCATTAAATGACCAAGTAACCGCAGGACTTGATGGGAACACGATCGAATAAGCAACCGCCGTTCGTGCTACCAGATCCGCGATCAACCCGCCCGCTGCATTTTTATGCGTTGCACCGTTAGGATCATAAACCAGATCCAGACTGACTTCACCCGAGCGCAAGATTGTACCGACAACCTCCTCCCAACCGCCCGTGCTATCATGACTTGTGACATCCTCTGTGTCCAACGCCAAACCAGGACCAGCGATATTTTGCACCTGAGCGACTTCGACCGCCCCGCGCATCAACTTTGCACCAAACGCTGAATATTTAGCCATATCAAATCTCCTAAACTAAAATCGGGCTTCCGCTGATCTTTAATTTCGCGGTTGCTTTTAACGCGCCGTCATGAGATGCCTCCGGCTCGAACCCCGTAACAAACGCGCTAAACATCCAATGGTAAGATGAGAGAAATACCATATCACAATACACCGGTATTTTTCCCTCGATATAACTGATCAAACCCGTGCTAGCGTCATGGGTCGCATCTCCAGGGTCATAAACCAGATCCAGACTGATCTCCCCTGATCGCAGAATGGTAGGGATCACCTCCTCGAAAGCGGCAACGCTGTCATGGGTCGTAACATCCTCAGTATCCAACCCCAATCCAGGACCGCCGATATTTTGAACCTTCGCAGTTAACACACTAACGACACCCGCCCGCGTATTGGCAGAGGCTGCCGCCGTTGTCAATCCCGTGCAGGTATCGTTATCGATCGATACGTTGACCGTGTTATCATTTGCGGCGGCGATCTTGCGGATTAAGATCACGTTCGCGCCTGATCCGCTGATGTCGAACTTCGCCACAATATTTGCAACCAACAATAACGCGGCGCGGATCTTACCCGCTACCGTGTCCGCCGTGTCCCCATCCAGGACCGCAACCGCTAGGGTGATTGGAGATCCCGTCATTCCGTTCGCGGTAACGATAACCTCTGCATCCCCATCACCGGTAACCGCCCCAAGCACCGTTGCGGTTTCCTCTTGCCTTATTCCGATATTCAACTGAGTACCAAAAGCAGAACTTTTAGCCATAGATTACTCCTCATGCCAAAACGTGAAATCAGATCGAGATCGATATAATCCTGAATTTGGATCATACTCAGGCGACTCCTCCTCCACGAGCGCAACCTGAAACCCCGTTGCGCCTTTACCGTGTAGCGCATCCCTGAGCGCCTCGCTGATCGCTTTTACCTCCGAATAAGTTGACCCCCAAGCATCGAACTGAAACCGGGGATGTGCTAACGTTCCCGTTTTCCCTTTTACGTCATGGGTGCTTATTCTAGGGGTTGATATCCGCTGATACGTCAAACACGGCAGAACTGATCCCTGCTTGATTTTCAATGGATAGATCCGCGTGGATATCAAACTCGTTATCCCCGCAACGGTTATTAAATAACTGAATATCCGTTCCTCTAATACTGCCATTAACTCAATTCCTTTTCGATCTTTTCCTTGATGACTAACTTCATGGCATCATAGATCTTGTCGATATTCTCATCAAACGCCGGGCGCATAAAAGGACGCGCTGGCATGTGTACTGCCCTTGCAAATATCCTGATCCCTCCATCACCAATCCACGATAACATTTTAGCATAAACGGGCAAGATGACCCCGCCTAACTCATGGATCCGACCGTATATCTTTGTCGGTCCAACGTCAACCGATGCCCGCTTTTCTGATACCTTATCAGGCAGAACCATTACCGATCCTTGCAGACCGCCCCCGCCTAATGCCTTGCTAGAAAACGTTGTGTTGATCTTTATTTTGATCTGATTACTCAATACGAACCCGCCCGCCATGACAACTTCAAGCAACGCGTTTCCCTTGATAACAGATCGAACCGCCGGGATATGATTTTTCAATATCCTGAACTCCGTCTTGCTCATACCTGCAATCTCCTGAGCAATACCCTGATCCCACTTGGACCGCGTTGGATCGGGCTAACCACCTCATAAACCAGCGCAGATCCTAACGTTTCCCCGAAGCGTTTGGTAACCTTGATCCGATCCTTTTCCGTTACTGATACCGTGATCGCTAATCTCAATGTGGCATCCCATTCCAGGATGATATTATCCGCGCCGTCCCGTTCTGATCCAGATCGCATATCCAACCCGCAGTCAATCGCTGATCCATCCGCGTAAGTTCTGACATACTCTCCGAACCCGTCAACCGTTTCAGTTGCCGATTGGATAACGCAGGTATCCATCATGTGATCGGTTTGCGCTGATCTCATTTCTGATAATTCATCCGCCGTAAAGTCCATAACATCTCCATAAACAACACCGCCCGGGCGCATCACGCCCCAACAGGGGGATAACACCCGGGCGGTTATTCGATTATGATCCCCTAATCAGGCTCAGGGAGATTGCCGATATAACCTAAATTCTTTTCGTTCGGTGAACTGACTAAGCGCACATTTCGAATATGGGATCTGCCTCGATACCGCTTTGCCATATCGACCGCCTGAAGATACTCTTGCGATCGTGTGTAATTTCCGCCGTCAGCCCCGAAATCAAATCGGCTCGCAACCGCGCCCGCCTTTTCATCCCATATATCAGCGGAGGCAGCGTTTAGATCATAGGTTTCGATCCAATCCACATTTGCAGTTTTTGTAGGGACACCCCCCACATAGACATAATAATATGGATCAGTACCGCGCTCGTCCGGGATTGGATACTTTTCGATAAATCCCTGAATGAGCAGATCAGAATAAACGGTTGTGGTAGGTTCATCAACCATCCGCCTAACCTGTGCGATCTGTGCCGCCGTTACCGTCATTATGCCGCCCGAATATACGAGATGAATAACGAACCAACCAGACCGCTTGTATCAGCCGATCCGGTTCCGGTGATGTACTCGGTCGCGCCCCAAACCTTTGCCTCATCCTTCGCGGCGAGCGCGGTCATTCCGTGATACGCCTTGCCCGTGATCGCTCCGTTGACCGCGAGCGCATTGATCAGATCGGTGTCGCTGGTAGTTCCGTTAGCCGCAACCCCAACAGACAGATTTGCCCCGCCGGTTGACGGCGTTGCAATATAAACCTTAACATCCGTGATAATCAACGGGACGCCTTCCGGGTTAGCGACCGCGCAGACTTCACCGCCCGCAAAAAGCGCATTGCCAGCAAGCGGGATTACCAGACATCCACTCTTAAAAGAAATTGCCATGAGAAACCTCCCGCCCGGCTTACGCCGGGCGCATTATTTAGGTCGTAGGATTGACACCCAAACCAAACCCCGCAGCCGGGACTGGCTGAGCAGAGAACACATTTGTAACGGTATCGGCAACGCCCGTGCATCCAACAAATATCACCGACCCGCGCAAAACGATCAGGTGTTTTGCGGTTGAACTATCACCAATCGCATTATCCACCGATGCTCCATCCTTTCCATCGGCTGTCATGTCCAGATTGATAAAAGCACAATCCTCAAATTGGGTAGTCCACGGGACAGATCCAGCGGCGAACTTGACCAACAATTTGCCCGCCGTTACAGACCAGGAAAGGAACTCGCAACCGATAAACTTATTCCGGTAACATGCAGTACCAGAGATGATCAACTCAGCATTTGCAGCCGCTCGAATGATCGTTTGCGTACCGATTGAACATCTAACGAAAACGTTTTCTGCACCCGTTACACTCAGGGAATAACTACCCGCCCGTGCGCCTGCGGTGGTATGACCCATCCCCGCAAAAAACACATTTTCGAAGTAGTTACGACCGCCTGACACAATGACCGCCCCGCTATCGGCGGCGGCATCAACTTCGTTAAAAAACTGCACATTTTTTACGATACATCCTTGACCCTGAAAGTCGATCAGGTAGGACAGATCGGCATCTGTGCCTCCGGTTACCCGGCAACGTTGACCAACGCCCGGCAGATCGCCTGATACACCCACGAGATGAGTGTATCCTTTTGACCAATCGAGCGCAACCGTCAACGCGTTTCCAGTAGGACCACCTACCAGGACAATAACATCATTTTGATTGGCGGTGCATTTTGCATACGCCTCCGGGATCGTTTTCAATGGCGACTTAAACGATAGACCCGTTCCACTTGCTGACACTTGCGGATCAACAATGAAAACCTGCGAGTTAGGTCCAACGGGGATCCCCATCAACGAAACCATCTCACTTGCTTGCTTAGGGAACAATCCCATCATAAACCTCCTATGCGGTCAGAACCGCAAATGGGAACCGGCTTGCCTCAACTGGCTGAGCGCGGTTGATCGGGTTCGGCAGGGCAAACCCCAACCGAATAACCGCCCGCAACGCTACCATGTCCTGCTGAGCGAGATTATAGACAATCTGCCCCGCCTGATCCGTGATGACTGCTTCGGTCAGGACTTTATACGTGATATCCTGACGAATGGAATAAACCAACTGATCCCATTGACCCGCGATCATCAATGCGGTTGCTGAATTGATCGAACCATCGGTCGGGAAATAGATCGGTGCGCCGTCCAATTCATACCGGGACGCGTCTTGCATAGATGCTTTGAAGATCGGCATCCCGTTGACATCCCGTACATTCCGCAACTTACCGCGCATGGATAAATGGGCGATTGATCCCGTTACCATATAACCATCCGCCTCGAGCGTCATGAATTGACCCGCAACGCCCGCGCCCGTTTCACCCAAAATGGCTTCATACAGATCGGTGTAAGCCGCAGCCGAAACCGTATTGGCAGCAGCGGTCGAACCCGCAACCAATCCAGCCGCGCCTAAATCCGTAGTCCATGACGCCGGGATATTCGTTCCGTGAATGAGTGCCGCGCTGATCGCAACGCTGAAAGCCCGTTCGATCTCAGGCTTGATATTGCCCCATATATCATAGGACGCGTCATCCAGGACCGCCTCCGGGATCGGGACAATGACCGCCAACTCCTCTGCGGTGAGATACTTATTTTCCCAGTTGACTTCCGAGGTCTGTTTCAACCCGGTATCACCTGACACAAAATACGCACTCGCAAGCGCAGACATTACAGGCATCCGCCGTTGATATGACGGCATATCGGGCAACCGCTTTGCCAACTGCATTACAGGATTTAGCACCGGTAACGCGCTGATAATCTCGGCAGCCACATCCTCAGGGATGAGGGGTGATGCTTCCGTTCGTGAAATTTGCGAATTAAAAGGCATGATTTAACTCCTACCCGCCAAACGGCGGATCGATCCATTCATATCAGATTTAACCGGGACATCTGATCCCGTCCCTGATCCCGCTTTTCCAGGTGGGGTAGAGATCCCGAACAATTCTGGCGCACTCTTGCGGATTGACTCCCAATCGGGCGCGCCTGATTTCAAGAACAACCCTTCCGATACTGCAATTGCAAGGGCAGCCTTCGGATTTTTGCATTGGATCGCAGGACGGGACGCATCCTCTAAAAATGCGGCACGTTGCTCCGCCTGATCCAACTTACGCAAGGTTTCAGTCAGTTGACTTTCCAACGCTGATCCCTTTTCCGCCTTCCCTAACAATTCCTTGACTTGATCCCGTAAAGCATCACGCTCCGACCGGGTTGCCTTGACCGTATTCAGCAAACCAGACGTATGCTCTTCATACATCCTTTTGACTTCCGGGTCTGCCGTTTCAAGCCATTTATCAAACGTTACAGGGACAGACGGTTCGCCCGCTTGATCCCCACTTACACCAACAGACTTTGCAATATCATCAGGCATCTAGCCCTCCTTATTTAGATCATCCAGATCAAATATTATTAAATCAAAAGCGGTCACATATACTCCTGTAAATCCTGATACGTTATTAAAGTAATATCCGGGAAAAGTTCAAGGGAAAACAAGTAATCCGGGTGTAATTATTTCCAGTATGTTGTTGTTATACGTTAGTTTTACAAAACAGTTTACATTTTATGCAAT